TCATAGGATAATATATACTCTATGTTCTTAATGTAATGTATTATTGTTGCGTGATCTTTTCCTAATGTCTTTCCTATTAAGTCATAACTATATCCATTATCTCTTAATATTTTAGAGTAAACTTTACGAGCATCAACCACATCTCTTTTTCTATTAATAACTTCTAAATCAACTAAGAAAATATCATTAACTATTCTCTTGAGTTCATCTATCTCTTCTTGTCTTGATTGCATTTGATTAAATTGGTTTATAAACTTCTGTTTTAATATTCTTATCTGCTAATTCTTTTATCCTGTACTCCTGTAATGAAGATAACTTACCTGTCGGACCTTTCACTTCTACAAATAGAACGTCAGAGTTTGGTGGTATAGCTATCAAATCAGGAATACCGTTCTTATTTGTCTTAATGAGCTTAATAACGTAGTATCCTTGAGCTTCAAGTTCCTTAATTTTCTTGGACTGTATTTGGCTTTCCTTCATTTACGTTTTTTACGGAATTGATACGTTTTTTACGAAATTGATACGTTTGTTTCCTTCATCAACTCTTTTACTGAAAAAGTAATGTGGTTACAATCCTTAATGAACTCACTTAGTTTTCCTAAATCCTCTTCTCTAAACGCAAATCGGTTTGCGAGGAACCACGTGTAGGGAGAACAACTATCATCAAGGTCAATCTCTTCCACTTGAAAAGCTAATTGCTTCTGTGGCAATACAGTCATGCTGAAAGCCAACGTGTACTCCTTGTCCTTCTCTAACCATTTGTGCTGAGGTATTTTTGAAGGTTTATTTTTGTCATCTATACAAACGCACTTTATCATTTCTTACTTGATTTTCCGTTTTGGCCGTTACGAGCTCGATTAGACATCATATTCTCCTTAACCACACTACCTGCTTTGGTATGGCTCATGTCTTTACCATCACCATTACCATAAGTCCCGGCATCACGATTGGCTTTGTTAAGCTCAACCCTGTAGTTTTTTCTTTTCTCAGTAGCTTGATACTTCTTATCATAAGCTAACTTCTTTTTCTTTCTATCTTCTGACATGTTTAATTTGTCATACGATGGGTGTTCCCCGGCTAGTTTATTTCTCATAATGCTTCTTAAATTCATTTAACATATCTTTATGTGTGTAGTGGAAGTACTTCTCAGCATTTTCCATTGTATCATTTTTTCTCATCCATCTATGGAACTCAATAGCAAATTTATCTATTTCTTCTGTTGTCATAATAATTTCTTAAAGTGAGAAAGTGTAAAATCTTTCTTTTTGGTTACTGCTTTATAAATCTCTTGTTCAATACCTCCTTTTGAGAAAATCCAAAATATCTCATTGTTTGGTCTATCTTTTGTCGTCATTCGGTCCTTGCTCTGCCAATAGCTCGTAGCACTAAAGTCAATGTTATAATACACAAGGTACTCTGCTTTCTTTAAACTTATACCCTCACGACCCGATACAATCTGCAATGCTATGTTCTTATACGTGGCATTGAACTCATCAAGATCAGTTGTCAACTCATCTCCAAATATTTGTTGTAAAGCTACTAATTCTTCTTTAAACTTATAGAAGATACCAATCTGACATCCTTGCCATTGTTCTTTAATAAACTCAGCCTTTGTGGTATCAAGTACCATAGACTTTCCACTCTCAAACTTCACCGTTCCTGAACACAACTGATGCACTTTACTCATCAACTTTACAGGTGTATCTCCTAAGATAACTTCTTCCTTTCCTTGAACAACTAAATCACGCTTTAGCTTATTTATAAGCTTATAAGTTGATTCTTTTAACTCAACCTCAAATACCTCCTCGGTAGTCTCAGCAATAAATCCTGCCTCTTTCTGAGTATAGTTTATAGTGAATGGCTTCATCTCATCTATAATAGTCTCCAAACCATCTGAGTAATCATTCATAGATAAACCATTGATTATTTTAGTCTTGACATTTACAAATTTACTACAAAACTTATAGAAAGTTTTAAATTCTTTAAAAGGATTTTTCGGTATGCCATAAACTTGATGGTACATCTGTGAATATGACTCCGGAGTAGGCGTTCCTGATAGCAAAATAACATAAGGTTTATGGTAACTTATAAGTTCCCTTACTTGTTTAGCTCTATTGCTTGGTTTAGGAAAAGCACCCATACCATGAGCTTCATCACAAATTATTAAATCCCAATGCATATCCGGATCTATCTTATGTAAACTCTCGTAGTTGATAATTGTTAAATGATAGAAAGGAGACAACATCTCGTAGTCCCTTTGAATACTGCTAATAGCCTTCTTCTTTGTTAAAAACAAAACATTATTGGTTGAAATGTTTGATGCAATACCAAGACTTGTTAATGTCTTTCCTGTACGCACTTCCATAGCAAGATATAAGAAGCCATGTTCCTTTATAATCTTCGTGCCTTCGTAGATTATCTTTGTTTGGTAATCTCTGAATTGTATTGTTCCACTTACTAGAACTTCTTTTACCGCCATATCTTCTTCATATAATTTTTTATAATACTCACAGCTATTAACTATTCTTTGTCTGATTTCGGAAGGAGTAGAGTGTTTGAAGCTTTTAATAACCCTAACACTCTTACCTCTGCCGACCTTGGTTTCTACCATTTGGAATACAACGCTTCTTAATAACTCGCATTGCTTCCACATCTCATAGTTATTAAACCCTGAGTTTCTTTCGAATACATCTATCTTTTCAATGTCAGATTGCATATAGAACATTTTACTTTAGCACTATACTTTTCTATGTTAGGCATATCGCACTCGCAACACTTCTCTTTATAGCTTCCATCCTTATTGAAGGTTTTATTAATGTACTTATTTAAATCAGTGCATTTCTCATACATCTCATGCTTTTCAAAATAGTATATCATAAACTGAATACTCTTCATTGCTGTGTCCTCATCAGGGGAATGAGCAAACATTCCTATTCCTGAATTGACTACATCTTCTACCGATGCCTTACCCATTAAAACATTGAATGAATTTATCATTCCAATGTGTACCATTTGTGTATTATTCATGTGCTATTTTTAATATTAAAAATATAGTAATAAAATAAATCATTACCAATAAAAACTTAACTATTGCTTTTTTCATAGTTTCTCTATTTCTTTTTTAACTTCAATCCACCATATTTGTCTAATATTGGGAACTTCAAATTGTGTTTCGTATATCAACTCATCAACTGCTATTAATGCACATTGTTTACAATTATATTCATCAATACCTGTATAATAGAATTTACCTATTAGTTCTAATGCTTTTTCTTTTAGTGTCATAATATCTCGTATTTAAAATTACTTGTCATTCCAATCTCATCTCCTACTTCATTACTCCATAGTCTGACATTGGTCATACCTTCTTCATTGTCTAATAACTCTATAAACCAATCTTGTTCCTCTTTGTCTTCACTCCACCAAAAGTTATCATCAACTTCTATCTCGCATTCTATTTTTATTTTCATATTAGTTCAATTGTATTTGTGTATTATTATCTGTTCTCTTCTTGATGATTATCCATCTACCAATATGGTCTCTATCTTCCTCGGGCATAATGCCTTCTTTGTAGATAGCGTAAGCTACTAACCATTTGTAGAACTTAGTCCTGCTTACAGTCATCTTACCTCTCGATCCATAGTCCGGGTACTCATCAACAAACGCATTGTATAATTCGTTCTTGTATAGTTTCACATTCACAGGTAGCATATTGTTGCTCTCATCATTATCAACCAATCCACACCACTCGATGAACTCATGGCAAGTCTCTGCCGATAGTTGTCGTATCTTAAGGTTTACGAACTTTGACTTAACCAATCCATATCCTAAATAGAATCTCAAACATGTAATCATGTAGTTGTCAAACTCACACCAATCATCATCGTTCCAATCGCCAAACATCATCTTACCGAAATCATCTCTTGGAGTAAAGTTCATATTATAATACTGATGCAACTCTAACTCCCACTTTCTACGTGCAAATGAATTACCTGCTCCCTTGATAGCATAGTTAGTTGTTATAGCAACCTTTGGAGACTTAATGAATGGTATCTTAATAGCATCTTTGTTCTTCTTCTCTAATGTCAATCCCTCTGTAATAACACTGAACAGTCTCTCGAAGTCAAAGTGTTTCTTAACATCATCAAAACAAAGTATCTGCGTATCTGCTGATACCAACTGATAAGGGAACGACTTCTCAAAGTTGAAAGACTTACCATCAATCACTACTAACTTCTTCATTTGAGAAAGAGCATTCATTATCAATCCCTTTCCTGTACCACCTTCAGGGTTATCACTAATAACCTCATCGTTTAGTATTACTGCCGGGCAGAAAGATAAGTTCTTGTATCCGTGCATTAAGAATCCAATAGTACTCTCCATGGTCTTGATACGACTTCCATCTCCACCATTAATGTTACTGATAAACCTTTTGAAGTCACAATTACCTGTAACATCGCATAAGTTAAACTTCCTATCTATAACGTGGTCCTTCCATACATACCCACCTAAATCTAAATAGTCAATAGGACTAATGCCATCTTTTGAAATCTTAACAGCGCAGTTCTTGTAGTACAGGTATGCTGAATCTCTAGTGTCTGCTATGAAATATATATCTATCGTTGATAGCAAGGTTAAGAACTCATCCTTAAAGAACCTTGTATTGTCTGCAAAGTAATTGTAAACAGACACATCATCAAGATCGATTAGGTAGTTCAGTATAAAATCTTTAATCTCTTTCTCTGATGTATTGTCTATAAGATTATTTGTAACCTTAACAAACACGTAGTTACGACTACCTTCAGGACAGAACTTATAGAACCCCGAGTCCTCTAAGAACTTCTTGAATAGTATATGCTCTATCTTTATAACTCCCTTGTCATTCTTGGTCCAAAAAGTCATCTTGGAATTTTCTTCCTCAACTTTATTTAGAACAGAATCAATTACACCACTATCCAAATTGGAGTCTTGCAATTGGTAGCGTATATCTTTTTTTGATACACCTCTCCTTAGCTTGGCTCTTATTTGGTTTATTCTCTCCTCATCTTCGTAGTACTTAGTGCCAAAGTTAGCAGTATGCTTATACGCAGAGTCAATAGTAGCTGCAATCTCTGAAATTGGAAAGTCTTGAGTAGCGAATTGATTAAGAACATAACCGGCAAGACTTTTGTTTATACCGAAGTCATTGAATGCCATCGCCAAGATATAAGTGTTGTGGTTTCTTTGTCCCTCATTCATAGGATACTTCTTCTGCCACCACTTGATTAAGATTTCTACAATCTTATTCTCATCTGTAATTGGTATAGTAGCTACATCTCTAATCTTATTTACCTCTGTGTATTCAGGCTCCTCAATCACATCCCAAATAGAAGAATTGAAATTAACGTGAATTAAGGGGTCATAAGACTCGTAACATACCCTAGATAGGTTTTTACTTGTTTTATCAAAATAAGGGCTGTTAAAATGCTTTTCAAGGCTATTGAAATAGTTTGTATGATTATCTGCATCGGCAGGTATCTTTACAAGAACTTTTAAACCATTACCTGAAGGAGATATGAATGCCGAAAAAACATATTTGTTTTTCGATAACATTTCTTTTTCCTGCAGTAAGTCTTTCTGTTTTGCGTAGCCATCAAAGTCCAAACAGATAAGTCCCGAGTGTTGCTCAAGGGCAGTATCTAATCTTTTCTTGAATGTACCACTGAAACAAATAGCCGGTAACAACTTCTTAATCTCATTACGTTCAGATTTGTTTTTCTCTGCTCTGATACGCTTAACTATATCCTTTGTCGAATTTGTACCCTCTCTAATTCTATCAAGAATAAGCGTTACATCCCTGTAGAATGGGGTGTCAGTGTCTCTTATTGTTTTAAATATTGTTATATTGTGCGTCATCTTGTGTCGATTTTATGTCGATATTTTTTTCTTAACTTATTGATTATTAAATACCTTGTCGATAATGTTAATTTTATTCTTTATAAATTAAAATAAAAAAAATATATATTATATATTTATATATATATATAGTATAGGGAAAAAAACTGCATTTTCGGTATGGTCATTTGGTAAAAAAAGGGAGACTTTAAATCTCCCTCTCTTTCTTGGTATTAGAAAGGACTGTCTTCCTCTTCTTCTACCTTCTTAGTTGGCTTAGTAGTTGTTGTAGCTTTGCTTGTTGCTTCGAATGTGTCTAACTCCATGTAGTAGTTACCACTTCTTGCTTGTTTCACACCTAGGTTTACCCACCCATTCTTTACGTGTTGTTGAATGAATGCTACTGCATCATCAACTTTAATTGAAATTCTGCCCACGACAAAGTCAGGAGCGTTTTCGCTTCGTTTGAATACGAAACCATCAGCGAAGATTTTTTCTTCTTGTGCCATTGTAAATAATTTTTTAGTTTACCTCAGTCTGTTTTAACCAACCACAAACCTCTGAGGTTAAGTTTGTGATTGGTGTTTTAAATTAATGATTTAACAAGTTCTTCCAAGCAATCTAAATCTAATTTTTTATTACTGCTTAAACGTAGTAATACATCATTATAACTCAAGCAAGGTTTGTTATATAGTATAAAATCCTCTGCCTCTTCTTTTGTTTTGAAAAAAACTCTGTCATTATATTTTTTACCTTCATGGACAAAATCAGCAGTTAAGAATGTTTTATAAAAATGCTCACTTTTTTCTGTAAATACCATGTATAGTACTGAAGATTCGTTAATTTTTTCCCAATACTCAGGTTTGTCTTCGACGTGGCTGTCAAGAACACAAATTCTTTTATCACCACTTGTAAAAAAATAATTTTTTTCACTTCTAAGTGTCTTATCTACAACAGTCCCTAACTCAGGACTTCCCGGATACTCTTTGATTAGTTTGTATTTCATTAGTATAAAAATTCGTCAATGTAATAATTATCAATGCTATCTGATGGCTCTGCCGAGAAGTATCTCTGATACATATCAACAGCTCTCGCTACTTTCAACTCTCCTCCTTTTACAAAGTCATCAGTTGGTTTGAAGATTGCAAGTAGTCCTGTTACTTTGTCGATCACATAGAACACCAAAGGTTTATTGAATAGTTTTTGGTATATGTAACACTGAGAGTCATAGTTGTACTTCTTAGCGTTCCATTTGAACTTATGTATATCACTTGTGGTCTTAAGGTCAATCACACACTCATCAGTAACTATATCAGCTTTACCCTTCCACATCATGCCTTGGATCTCTCCAATGGCAGGAACCTCAAACTGATTGCCTTTTTTGTATATCTCATCAAAGAACAGCATGTTACCATTGATTATAGACACAAGGTTCTTGACATCATCAACCTCCTTCTTCAATAAGCAGAATGGTAATTTGTTTACCTCACAAAAAGTTTTGTACTCTTTAGTGGTCCTTGTAGTTACATCAATGAATACTACATCTTTTACTTTGTGTGGCTCAAGGATTGACTGATGGAAATATCTTCCTTCTGCAAATGCTTTGTTATCCTCACGTGGTTTGCCATACTCTTTTGGATTCTCCAACAATATACCGATGTCTGAGTTTGATAGATAATTCTTTCCTACTCCCGAGTAGTACTCTCTGTCGTCTTTCAACAACTCTAATACTTCTTCATTTGATTTAGCCATTACTTGGACTTTATAATTTTATTGATTTCTTTCTTAACCTCAGCGGTTACTATGTACTTAGTTCCTAACTGTTGAACTATCTTGTCAATACCTAAGTTGGTATTTGAAGTTACAAAGTTTGTAACCTTGTCCCAATTAACAGTACCTGTTTGTAACTCTACTAACTCAGTCTTTGTAGGGACTGCTGTTTTGATAGGCGTTACAGGTGTCTCTGCTTCAGGTAAATCCTCACCGGCATAGATATAGTGACCAAGACCAAACATAGCCAAGTTCTTAGTAAGACATCTCATAAGCGTCTTATTGATGTCGAACATAGTAGCTGCCTCAACAACTTTCTCTCCATATCTTGTTTGGTATGTGTACGACTGATAAGTCATTGACTTATTGGCACCATCCATAACAGGAAGCCACATCTCTAATGTTTGGTCCTCGATAGTAACTTCTGTCATTACCATATAACCTAAGTTCTCATCGAAGAAGTAAGGTCTTTTACTGATTGGATCAGCAACTACTTGGTAAGTAGCACTTGGATATGCTTTCTTAACTTCTCCCCATGCCCATGCCCAAGAAAGGTATGTCAGGTTACTCTTTTTTTCTACTTTGTCGTTCACATTGATTGCCGACAGTTTTTCAAACACGTTTGTCATTTTGATTAAATTTGATTAAATAAATACTGAGTTCTCGATATTACTGATGATAGTTTTGTAATCTCTATCTTCAATAATTTTTTGATTGATAATTTTAATACTATGAGCAATGGTATTGTGATTTGTTTTATAACCATTGTTCTCCATGAAATTCTCAATAGTAATGAGTTTCATTTGTCTGTTGTAACACAAGTAAGTAAGTAACTGTCTCGCGTCAACAACTTCTCTTTTCTTTGTATAAGAGAATAACTTTTCTTTAGATATACCGAACAATCTCGCGACTCTATCGGCATACTGATTAAACACTTCTTCTTTCATTGGATTAAATTTAGGATACAAATATAACATAAAAAGATAAATAAAGCAAACTAATTGCAATAATCCAAAATAATAAACTAATTATTTTATATTTCATATTCTTTCTAAATCATTTAGCTTTACATACACGAAACCATCGTGTGTTATCTTGTCCGCTGTGTCCCAACTTTCCTTTGTTATTGAGTATCCATCTTTGTTTTCCAATTCCGATTTCAACTTCTCCACATACAATGTGGCATCCATCAATTCTTCCTGCAGATGGTTTAACCATTCTACAAACGTGAGGTCGTCACGTTCCAAAGTAACTCCGTACTTCCTCTGACCTACGTCAGATCGTTGCTCGAACTTATCGACAACGGACTTTACAATCTTATCTTTCATATTCTTTTTTATAATATTCTTCTTCAAAATGTTCATACAAAGCCATTAATGTATATGAATGTTTCTTTGTAAGCCATTCAGCAAAGTGAATCACCTTGTTGTCAGTGTTAGTCTTCTCCATTTCCTTGGCACGTTTAAATAAAGCTTCTATATCTGCTTTCGTGTTCCAAACAAATTTACCATTTGGATATTGCTCTCTTAAGCAATCTTCTAACCATTCTACTGCTGTCATCTTATTTGTTTTTATGTTAGTTATAACATACATTAAGTATATTTTTCCACTATAATGTTGGTTTTGTCAAACATTTTCCATTACTTCCTGTGTCAATTAAAACCCTAAAATTTAAGGTCTATATTTAAACGATTAGTAACTTATATTATACATTTTGTATAATTTTTAATGTTTTTGTATAATATAATATACAATGCTATTTGTTTTTAAATTCTTTAAATAAATTTTTAACTCCTTTGGAATGTGCTAATAGAGTATGTTTAAAAATAAACTCTCCAAATGCTATCACTTCTTCCTCACTATAACTATTTTGTTTTTGCCATTTAGCACCATCTCTAAAACTTAAAAAAGATATGTAATAATCTTCTTCACAATATCCATAATCTATTGAATATTTTTTTTTGGAATATTCATTAGCAGCTTCTTCAAGTGTTTCTTTTTTCATTCTGATCCTTTGTTAATTAAATAATACCATAACCAAATTACCCTTGGTCTTATGAGTTCATAAACTATTAATATTAATATATATTTCATAATGTTAGTTATTAAATGCATTAAGTATATTTTTCCACTATAATGTTGGTTTTGTCAAACATTTTTTATTACTTCCTGTGTCAATATAGACCTTAAATTTTAGGGTTTATATTGAAACAATTAGTAATTATTTTTTTAAGTTAATTATTTTACGATAAACAATATTTACGCTTTCTTTATTTATTCCTCTTTTATAGTAAAAATTAATAACTCTTTTGATTCTTTGATAATTTGAGTAACTCATAAATTGATTTGAATTTTACGTGTTTGACAACTCATCTTGTGTTCTCCATCTACCTTATGGCAAAACTTACAGTAATCATTTTGCAAACATTTTGGATATGTACAATAGTCTAAATTGCATATCTCTCCATCACGTTTAACTCCGTTTAGTTTGCACTTGTTTGAGTCTTTACCATTAGGCCAAAACATATCGCAGTTATCTGCATCGTCTTCCCTATTAAACACTCCATAGCTTTGCCACATTGGACTTGCAGGAGCTGTAAACCTGTAACAATAATCTTTTGCCGGACACTGACGGTCCTCGCATTTACTTATATCTGCCATAACTATCCGAATATTACTTCTCCCATTGTTAAACATTGAAACACTACATCACTGCTATCAGCATCGCCTTGCTCTTCAATCTCAAGTCTTAATGCCCAATAAGGACATTCACTTAACCTTTGTTGCATTGTTGATCTGCTTAGCGTACCCAATATATCATCAGGACTCTCAACATCGTATATGTTGATATCTACACCATTGTCATACACTGCCTCTAATAGTCTCTCACTAAAGGCTTTACCCTTTGTTGAATTGGCATAGACTACCTCAATCTCATTCTCCGGTATCTCTGCCCAATAACTACTACCTCCTTCTACGGCTGTAATAAAAATGTTTTCTAATACCTCTCTAGGTACGCGGGTTGTAACTTCTATAAAGTCATTAACCTCAATTTGATTTACGTCTTTCATCTTTTTCTTCTTTTAAATATCCTACTAAAATAAATTTACCATAGCACCACTTGTAGTATGGTATTCCTTGTTTCTCCATATTGATTAAATTTAAGAATATAAGTCATCTAAGCCATATCTTAGTGACGTTATTAAGTCTCTACACATCTTGTCGTCTAATTCAATATTGATAATACTTTCTATTAAATTACCTTCGTGGCTCTTGAATCCTTGAACTATGTGAAGCTGTACATATTTATCTATATTACAAGCCTCTGCTTCAATAAAACTGTGATCGTCAATTTCTGTTTTGTAAATCATATTAATTAATTTAAAGTTAGAAACCGGTGCAGGATTCGAACCTGCATCTCCCATAATTTAATGGGGCGTTACTCTACTGTGGTATTCATTCCCACTTACGCCAACCGGTTGATTTAACGCGCTTTCGCGTTAGTCAGTCTTATTGTAATTTCAGTATCATGATAATAGGCATCAAAATCGCCCGAGAGTACCCACTGAATTGACCTTTAGCATTACAACGGCCTACATTACCGACAAGTAAGGAATTAAAATGCACTCTCTATTTATATTGTTATAAGTTCAAACTCTGTATAGAGTTCAATCTTCTTTCTTGGATAACGCCTTGTAAGTGCATCTAATAGCATCTCGTTATCATATACCTCATAGCCATCGCGTTCTGCGTTTACAATAGGTGTGAGTACCTCAACAATGTCTTCTTCGTTGAGGTCTGTGTGCAAATAGAAGTCTTCTTCTTTATACGCTGTTGTGTTGATTCTAAATACTTTCATCTTCTAAAATTTTTATTAGTTCATCTTTTATAGCAATCATCTTTGTTTCTAAATACTTATTGATTAAATCTTGAAGCATAATGTCAATCTCTTCATCATAATTTATTTTCATTAGTCCTTGGTTTTTATAAATCCTACTTCAATGCCTACTTTACCATTTGTTATAAAGATATTTTTTATCTCATCAAATGCCTCAATTAAAGTCTCAGAGTCATCATCATGTAGCTCATATAGATCAAATAAATCCAATGAGAATATGAACTCTGCTTGTTCTTCAGTTACCAACTTCCAAACGAAATTGTCT